GTATGTCATTTGACACTAATCCTTTGAATAATGACCTTATTGGTCTGAAAGATTCGAGTGCGATTGCCCGTTCAATACGAAATATTGTATTTACACAACCCGGAGAGAAGTTTTTTCAACCAGATTTTGGTTCAAGAGTGTCAGAATCTCTTTTTGAAAATGTAGATGAAGTTTCTGCACTGACAATTCGTGATGAAGTGAGAAGTTCAATTGTAAATTACGAACCAAGAGTGAAATTGAACAATGTAAATGTCAATTTGAACCCAGATGAGAATGAGATAAATCTTACAATCACGTATGAAATCGTAGGAGTTGATATTCCACCGCAACAATTAGATTTTGTATTACTTCCAACTCGATAAATGTCACTTATAAATTTTACAAATCTTGATTTTAATCAGATTAAGACAACTCTAAGGGATTACATTCAAAGTAATTCAGATTTTACTGATTACGATTTTGATGGATCTAATCTTTCAACTATTTTAGATGTATTAGCTTACAATACTTACATCACTTCTTATAATGCAAACATGATATCGAATGAAGTTTTCATCGATTCAGCGACTTTGCGTGAAAATGTTGTTGCATTGGCAAGAAATATTGGATATTTACCTCGATCAAGAAAAGCATCAAGAACTACAGTCAATTTTTTCGTAGATATATCATCAGTTTCACCAACTCCAGCAAATTTAACCTTAAAAGCAGGGCCTGTTGCAAGCACAGGTGGGTCATTTAACAATCAATCGTTTGTTTTTGGTATTCCAGAAGATATTACAGTCTCTGTTGTTGATGGTATAGCGAGTTTTAACAATGTAGAGATATTTGAGGGTTCATATTTAACACAAACCTATATTTACTCATCAAGAAATCCATTTCAAAAGTTTATTTTACCAAATATAGGAATCGATTTGGATAGTTTAGTGGTTTCTGTAAGACCTTCAGCACAATCCTCTGTAACTACAAAGTATTCAAGGCAAGATGAACTATTTGATAGTGTAACTAAATCAACAATTAACAAAAATTCAAATATTTACTTTATTCAAGAGGTTGAAGGAGAGCAATATGAAGTGATTTTTGGTGATGGTGTGTTTGGAAAAGCACTTGAAGATGGAAACGTGGTTGACATGTCTTATATTGTGTCATCTGGATCAGACGGAAATGGTGTAAACAGTTTTTCATTCGCTGGTAGCATCTCTTATGTAAGAAATTCTGTTCAAATTTCTGTTACAAGTGGAATTTCTTTGATAACACCAAATTTACCCTCAAGTGGTGGTGAATCTATTGAGAGTGTAGAGTCAATTCGTAGGTTTGCACCTCAGATTTATGCCACTCAGAACAGAGCTTTGAGTGCTGGTGACTATGAGACACTGATTCCAAACAAAATTTATCCAGAAACGGAGTCAATTTCAGTATTTGGTGGTGAAGAACTTACTCCTCCACAATTTGGAAAAGTTTTTATAAGCATAAAACCAAGAAATGGTGATTTTGTTCCAAATCTTATTAAACAAAATATAAAAAGGAGCTTAAAAAAATACTCTGTTGCAGGAATCGTGCCAGAAATACTTGATTTAAAGTATTTGTTTATTGAAACGAACAGTAAAGTGTATTACAACACAAATTTAGCACCAAGCGCATCATTTGTTTCAACAAAAGTACAGAGAGATTTGACTACGTATGCAGAATCATCGGAATTGAACAAATATGGAGCAAGATTTAAGTATAGTCGCTTTTTGAAAGTTATTGATTCAAGTCATGAATCAGTCACATCTAACATTACAACTGTTGAAATGAGACGAGACCTTCGATTAGCTGTATCTGAGGTAGCAGAATATGCAATTGACTTTGGAAACGAGTTTCATGTTCAATCTATGAATGGATTTAACATACGTTCAAGTGCATTTCGTGTTTTAAATATTAATACTGACGTATATCTGTATGATGTGCCTGACCCAACGGCAGAAAAGGGTCAAATATCACTATTTTCCCTAGATGAGGGATCATCAACTCCTGTAATTCAAAGAAGAAATATTGGTGTAATCGATTATAAGAAAGGACGCATTACTTTAGACCCCATAAATATAGTATCAGGTAAAACAAAAGACAACGTTGACATTTTGGAGATATCAGCCACTCCCGAATCAAATGATATTATTGGATTGCAAGACCTTTACTTACAATTAGACAGTAGTTTTGTTGAAATGGTTGTAGATGAGATCAGTTCTGGTGCTGATCCATCAGGATCGACATATACTGTAACAACAAGTTACAAAAATGGAAACATCATACGATAAAAGATGTCCGAAAAGAGAGTTAAGTTAAATCAAATAGTAAAAAACCAATTACCCTCTTATGTGCAAGAGGATTTTCCTTTGGTTGGAGAATTTCTATCACAATATTATCAAGGCCAAGAATATCAAGGTGGGCCAGTTGATTTAATACAAAATATTGACTCATATGTAAAATTAAGTGAGTGTGGAAATTTAGTAAAATCAACAAATACAACTGCGTATGCTGGAATAACAACTTCAACTATTTTTGTATCGAATACAACAGGATTTCCTGATAATTATGGACTTATAAAGATAAATGATGAGATTATCACATATGAAAGTAAGACAGACATAAGTTTTGTTAATTGTAAAAGAGGTTTTAGTGGAATTACATCATTCAGCGATCCCTCTGACCCAGAAAATCTTGTTTTTTCAACTTCAACTGCTCAAAGTCATGAAAATGACACCACAGTCGAAAATTTAAGTGTTTTATTTCTTGATGAATTTTTAAGAAAAACAAAAAATCAATTTTTATATGGTTTTCAAAGAGATTTAAACGAAAAAGTCAATAAAGCACAATTTATACGTCAAGCAAAAGACTTTTACTCCACAAGGGGAACCGATGAGTCATTTAACATTTTGTTTGGAGCTTTATACGGTGAAAAAGTTGATATTATTCGCCCAATTGATGATGTTATATCACCATCAAATGCGGATTACCGAAAAACAAGAGATTTTATAGTTGAACCTCTAGTTGGTGATCCTGAAGACCTTGTTAATCGCACTCTTTACCAAGATGAGTTTGAAAACATATCAAGAGCGTATGCTCCGGTGGGTTCTGTTGAAAAAATATCAGTAGGAATCAACACAAACACATTTTATAAATTAAGTCTTGATGCATCTCAAGCCACAGGTGGATCAACGAATTTAATATACGGTAATTTTTCCAATCATGCAAAATCGGTGATTATTGGACAAGTGGGCGTTGCTCAAACTTATATTGATGTTGATTCTACTTTAGGATTTCCCAACTCAGGGACTTTATCTTTTTTATATCAAAATGGAACTGCAGGAGTATGCACATATGCAGATAAAACAATAAATCAGTTTTTAGGAATTAATACTACAGGCATCACAGCGACTATTGATGATAATACGATAATTGATCAAAATACTTTTGCTTATGCATCAGATGGTGTTGATGATGATGGCATTCAAGTTAAAATACGTGGTGTTTTAAATAATTTTATAATTCCACCAGATGTTAATAATCAAAAAATAGGGTCAAAAATAAAAATAAAAAATTTAGGAAAAATAGGAAAAAATGTCAAAGAAAATAATTGGTTGTTTAATACAGCTCAAAGTTATGTTGTTAAATCTCTTGAAATTGTTGACTCTGTAAACAATACCTACAAGTTAGTCACTCAAGATCAAAATATACTTAGAATTGGAGATAAAATTACAACACATGAAACTTTAGCGGATGGAATCCAATGGGGATCTAAATTCACACAAATTTTTGAACCAACTTCAAATAAAATTTATGTTGTCACTGATGTTTTTGATCAAAATACGTGTTTAATATTTGGAACTGGAATATCCGATCCCACTAAAGTAACTAAAGTTAGTAAAAGAATTTCAAAAGTAGATTCAGACTTACACAGAGATTTAAATAAATTTACTGCTAATATTCAAAATGTTTACATTAAACCAGACGGTGGTTTAGTAAGAGGTGTTCAATATAGTGGCCCTTCTCACGAACATCCAACAAAAGGGACATTAATGGTTGGAGAAAAACATACTCCTTTTTTTCATGAAACAATTCAACCAGTTGAAGGTCAAAATAAAGTTTATGTAGCATCATCATCTTTACCTTTTACTGGTGTTACTAAATTAAATCCAAAAACACAAAAATTTACTTTCGGTGGGACATATAATAGAAATGATGAAGAGATAAAAATATCCGATCAAGTTGATCATAATTATTTTACAGGTGATGCTGTTTATTACACACCTCAAAAAGGTGAGGTAAGCACAATTGATTCTGAAGGTAAAATAATAAGACAAGAGTATATTATTAGTAGACTATTTGCTGAAGGATTATATTATGTGAAAAGGATAGATGCAAACACTGTAAAATTTGCTAAAAGTCAATCTGATATAAATGGTGGAGTATTTACGAAAGTTGATCCTGATGGTGGTGTTGATACAGTTACGATTACTTCAAATGACGTTGAAAAATATGCATTTCAAGGTAAAGTAATTCAACCACAAAAATTAATAAGAGAAGTAAAATTACCAATTTCTGACTCTGTTAAAACTCCGACTAATCCCGGATATACAGGATTACTAGTTGATGGTGTTGAAGTTTTAAATTATAAATCAAAAGATTTTGTATATTATGGAATTTTAGAATCAGTTAATGTAATTAAAGGTGGAGAAAATTTTGATGTTATTAATCCACCAATTGTTGCAATCAACGATAATGTGGGAAGTGGTGCAACCGCTGTGAGTGCGATTAGAGGATCATTAAAAGAGATAAAAGTTCTTAATTCTGGATTTGATTACGTAGAGGAACCAGTCATAAAAATATCTGGAGGAAATGGTAGAGATGCAGCAGCTGCAGCAAAATTAAATAAAATTTCTCACGAATTATTAATAAATGGTGATGGTGTAGGACTTGGAACTGTAAAATTAGATGCTGCAGGAATAAATACATCTTCAATAGGATTTACTACCTATCATCGATTTAGACCGGGTGAGAGAGTCATATATGACCCTCTGGGAAGCATTCCAATTGTAGGACTAGCGACACAAGCAACTTACTATGTGTCTTCAGTATCAGAGTATACCATACAATTACATAAAAGTTATGATGAAGCAATTGCTGGAGTAAATGCGATATCATTTACAGATTTTGGAAGTGGTGTTCAATCATTTAAATCTCTTAATGGTAAAGCGATTGTAAGTTCTGTCGTTATTTTAAATAGTGGATCTGGATATGAGAATAAAGCAAGATCGTGTGAATCAACAGGTATAAGCACCGCTTTAAATATTATTAACATACCCAATCATGATTATAAATCAGGTGAAATAGTCAAATACTCTGTTGATGGAACAGCCATCGATGGATTATCTACAGATAAAGAGTATTATGTATCAGTTATTAATGATGATCAATTTAAATTAGCTCCTGTTGGAGTTGGCACAACTGTCAAAGACTTTTATTTCAAAACAGAACAATTTAATAAATTAAGGGATGTTGGAGTTGGAACACATACATTTAACTATCCTCCAATTTCTGTTGAATTAATCGGTAGAGTTGGAGTATCCTCTATTGATGGAAATACATTCCAAGCATCATTACAACCTATTTTTAGAGGAGAAATAACATCACTTCAATTAACAAATACTGGTGTTGGTTATGGAGCATCTGAAATATTAAACTTTAATCGAGTTCCAGAAATAAATTTAGTCACAGGAAGAGATGCGGTGTTAACTCCTGTAGTGGCAAATGGAAGAATAGTTGATGTCAGTGTTAGTTATGGTGGTACTGATTACAATTCACCACCAGATTTAGTGGTCGTTGGATTAGGCTCGGATGCTAAGTTAACTCCACAATTAAACTCATCAGGTAACATTACATCAGTAAATATTGAAAGTGGTGGTATTGGTTATGGGCAATCAACAACAACTATAAGAGTTGATGCGTCTGGTAAAGGTGCGGGATTTGAACCCATAATTCAAAAATGGAGAGTTAATGAATATAGAAAAAATGAATCAAATTTAAATGATGATGATGTTTTTATAAGTTCACCAACTAATCGTTTATTTGGTTTACAGTGCTCTTATGTTTACGTTCCAAGAAATCTAAGAAGAATATCATATGCTAATGACGCTGATGGTAATGTTCTTTTTGGTAAAAAAGATTTAACTATATTGAATGGAATTGAAAGCAGAAGCGACCAACACTCTCCAATTTTAGGATGGGCATATGATGGTAATCCAATTTATGGGCCTTATGGATATTCAAGAAAGGATGGTGGTGATATTGTTCAAATGAAATCTGGATATGTTGATGAAACAAGTAAAAAAGATAATCGACCACCAGTTAGTTCTTTTCCACCTGAATTTTTTGTAAATGATTTTACATATAAATCTTCTACTGATGATTCGGTTCTTGATGAAAATAATGGAAGATTTTGTGTTACACCAGAATATCCAAATGGAACTTACGCATATTTTGCAACATTCGATTCAACACCAGCGTCTGATGGTATATTTAAAAATTTCAAAAAACCAAAGTTTCCTTATATCATAGGTGATAAGTTTAATTCAAGACCAAATAAATTTAATTTTAGCAGAGTTTCAAATCAAACAAATTTTGATATTAGTAAATCTAATGCAATAAGAAATACATATCCATACTCTTTAAATAAAGATTTTAGTGGTTATGATTACATCACAGAATCTTACAAATTTGTTGATCAAGATTCAAATATTGATTTTGTGACAAAAGGTGGAGTTAACTCCGTTGGAATAACATCTGGTGGTATAAACTATCAAATAAATGATGCTGTTATTTTTGACCCAGATGTTGATAGTTCTTCTGATGCAAGAGGTAAAGTTTCAAAATTAAAAGGATCAATCTCAGGAATAAGTGTTGCAAAAGAAACCATATCCGGAATTAAATTTTACAGAGACTCTAGTAATACATTTGTTGGTATAGCATCGACCTCACTTAATTTGCAAAATAATGTCATAGTTAACGTTGGTGGTTTATCAACAACAAGAAATAATTTGGTAGGATCATACTCAATAGGTATTTCTTCAAATCGTCTGATTCTAAGACAAGGAATCGGAACTGCAGGTGCAACAGGTATTGTAACTTTCTTTAATGTTGAGGGTAATTTAAGAGATATAAGGACAAATGATCGATATCAAGTTGGTGTTTCAACAGAGATAGTTAAGGTATTAGAGGTTGATAATCTTTCTTCTCGAATCAGAGTCTTAAGGCCAGTTGAAGCAGTCGGAGTATCTCATACTCAATCCACTATTCTTGAAGAAATTCCTAGAGTATTTACATTTAATGCTGGAATACAATCTAATTTCCCTGTCACAGAAGAAAGAGAAATATACTTTAATCCATCAAATTCAATTGGAACATCTCATTCTGATCCGGCAAATGAAACTGGAATAGGAAATACAATCACCATTAATAATCCGGGTGCTGGGCCATCTACTAAAGTGATACCTAGAGGATCGATCTTCTTACCGCAACATGGATTAAAAACTGGTGATGTTGTTAATTATGAATTGAATGGTGTCAATGGATCTGAAACAGCACCTAAAGTCAAATTCTTTAGTGCAACTCCCACAGTTGATACTACAGTGGGTATTGGTACATCTTTATTTGTAATTAGAAAGACTGATAATCTTATAGGATTATCAACAGTCAAAGTTGGAATTGGATCAACAGGTGTTAGATTTGGATTAGGTTTAACAGGAACACTTCCTGCATTTGAAGAAATACAATTTTTAGATGTTGGAATTGGATCAATTCACAGTTTAAGAACAAAGGGTAGAGGAGAGCAAGTAAATGGATCAATCACTCGAAATGTCGTAACAGTTGTTGGAACAGGCACTCATGGATTAAAAAATAATGACACGGTATTTGTTGATGTCAATCCGGGTATTAATACCACAATCACTGTAAAGTATAATAAAATTCGTCGAAAGGCAGTTTTTAATCCTCTAGACTATGTTGCAGCGGGAATTGTCACTGGCGCAGCTACCGGTGGTATTAGAGATTCAATAACGATCAATGATCATAAGTTAATAACTGGAGATAAAATAATACATACGTCAGATAGTCCTATTGGACTCGATAATAATCAGGAGTATTATGTTTATGTTGTTGACCAAAATACTTTAAAATTTGTTGATAGTAAATATCAACTATCTCAAGATTTTCCAGAATTTGTAGGAATATCATCAACTGGTGATGGGACATTATCTCCAATAAATCCACGATTTGTTTTTTATAAAAATTCAAACGCTATTTTTGATTTAAGTGATTCTTCATTATCATATACACAAAGTGCAACATCATATCCTGCATTTAATTTTGATTTTTATAAAGATCAAAAGTATAATGAAAATTATGAGACAAGCGGACAATCTGTTACGTTTGATGTTTCAAGAGTTGGTACAATAGGTGTAACTGGTGATGCAAAAGTAACTTTAAAAGTAAATGAAAATACACCAAGTAATTTGTATTATAAATTATCTCCAATAGATGTATCAGATAATTTAACTGAAAATAAGGAAATAGTTGTTGATGAAGATGTTATACTTAACAACAATATCACAACAATAGAGAGTATTTACAACGGAGAATTTAAAATTGTTTCAACTGGATCTACTACTTTTACATATGATTTAGAAGTTGCACCTGAGTCAGATTCTTACTCACCATCATCATCAACTCTTAGATACTCAACTATATCAACAAGCGCATATGGATCAATTGAGGAAATAACAGTCACTGAAAGTGGGGGTGGATATGAAGTTGTACCGGGCATCACAACTATCACATCCGATGTTGGAAGTGGTGCTGTCATAGAGTCTTTTTCATCTACCATTGGTAAGCCAACTAAAGTTAGTTTACAAAATATTGGATTTGATTATCCAACTGATGTAACCTTAAAACCAGAGGCCTTATTCCCACAGGTCATGAGAATTTCTCCTTTAAGTGGTTTTAAATCAATAGGAATAACATCTTTCGGAAGGGGTTACAATCAAAATCCAAGTTTAGTAGTATTAGATGGGGTAACGAAAAAACCAGTTACTGATATTGATCTTAGATATAGACCTGAACAACAAATTGTTGAAATTTTAAAGAATACTGAATCTTTAAATGAATCAACTCCTACAATATTACCAATAGGAAACTCAAACGGTATAAGGGCAAAAAATATTACATATGACAATTCTACTCAAGAAGTAACTGTCACTATGAAAAATACTTTTAGTGGCACTTTGAATGCGATTGGTGAATATATTGACCCATTTCCATTCAGTGTGGGTGACAAAGTTATTGTTGAAAATGTGAGTGTTGGGATAGGATCCACAGCTTCTGGTTACAACTCTTCAGATTATGATTATGCTCTATTTACTTTAACAAAGGTACATCCAAATTATGGTGGTATTGGAATTGTTACTTACAGTATGGCAGAGTTTTTACAGAAAAATATAGAGTTTCCCGGAATATTTGACTCTGTAAAATCAAATGCCACATTAACTCCAGAAAAACATTTCCCACAGTTTGATATAAAATTACAACCAACTGATTTTAGAATTGGTGATGATATTCAAATGGTTGATAGTTCTGGGACTGTTGTAAAAGGATCTGTTTCAGGATGGAATAATTCAAGTAAATATATTACAGTTGAAAGTAATCGTGAATTTGAAATTGGTCAAAAGATTGAACAAACAAAATTGAGGGGAGAAAGAATTGGTGATAATGAATACACAGCACCAACCGGTGCAAGAGGAATTATAAAGGAAAAAATTAAATTTGAATCAAAATACAATCTAGATCATTTTTCTATATTTGATAATGGATGGCAAAGAAAAACTGGATTTTTAAACGATGAAATCCAAAGAGTTCATGATAATGATTACTATCATGCTTTTTCATATTCAGTTAAATCAAGAGTTCAATTTGATGAATGGAAGGATATTGTCAATACTTTAAATCACACATCCGGATTTAAGAAGTTCGCTAATTTACAACTAGAATCACTCTTACCAGCTGAGAGATTTGATGATCTAGTGGTTCGCCCAGAGAGTGTTGTAACTAAATTAGTAGATCTTATAAGTGTAGAGAATTTACAATCATTTCATGATTTTGATTTAGTATCAGAAAATTATATTGATAGTTTTGAAAAACCATTTTCTGATGAGTTTAATTTTAAATCAAGAATATTAACCGACTTTTCTGAGTCAGTATCTAATAGAGTGGTTACAATTGATGACTTTAGTAATCTCTTCAACAATAATGCAAGGTCAACACCTTTTGCTGATGTTTATCGTAATAGATTGTCTGATGGTAGAGCTCAATTCTTTGTAGCTTATATTCAAGATAGATTATTTACTGGTGAGAGACAAATTATGATTGTGAACACACTTCATGATACAGGTCGTGGTTTGACAATGATGAATCAATACGGATCAATTGAGACCACTTTAGATTTAGGATCATTCGATTTTGTAATTGACGGTGTTGAATCAGTTCTCAGGTTCTTCCCACATAAATTTACAATTAATGATTATAACGTTGTATTATGGTCTTATCAAATTGATACAAATCAGTTGGGTGTTTCTACAACGAATGTTGCGACTGCAACCACATCCATTCCAGCAGAACCATATGATCCAACAACTTCAGAGGGATTAAACGGATCTCTCGTAAGTATTCAGTCTACGTGTGTATCAGTAGCTGGTGGTGCAGCAGGAACAGTGTTTACCCTTGCTGGTATTGGAACAACTGTATCTGGACATAGATCTGCGAAACTCTTTGTGAGTGTCGAGGGAAGTGATGGAAGTGTTGAATATGATCAAGTAAGTGTAATACATGATGGTACAAATGTTGGGTTCCAAGAATATGGACAATTAACAATTCACTCACAAGATGCATACTCTTCAACTGGTAATATAGGTACTTTCTTCCCGTTGATGGTAGGAAATGATTTGGTTGTTAGATATACACCGGACGCTGGATTGACAACAGCGTTTATAAATGCGACTGCAATAGGAATCGCGACTGAGGGTTACATTGGCATTGGTTCATATGATATGGCTTATGCAGAAATGTCCGCACAAAGCACGGGTATATCTTCATCATCAACACCAGTCGCTGTGGGTATCGCTAGTTATGGTGATCAATATGATGCTGCTTATTGTATTGTTCAAATTGCAGATAAGTTAAATGGAAGTTATGAATTAGCAGAGGTCATAATAATAGATGATTATACAGATGATGATAACGTATACCTCACAGAATTTGGTAACGTAAAGGTTGGAACTGCTTTTGCAGGTCTTGGAACAATAAGTGGTAGGAGAACATCAGATAATGTTACAGAAATTACCTTTGTACCAAACGCAGGAATTGGTGTTTCGATTACGACATTCTTAAACTCATTAAGAGTTGAGGAAAATACTGGATTACTACCTTCAGGTGCAACTAGAGATGTTGGCGGTGAAGCAGTTAAAGATCTTAATAATGCTTCATTAGAAAGTGGATTTGCAAACTATGAGGGCACACAATCAGCCATCAAGACAAAATTTGCTTTAGAACATGATGGTGATCCAATATTTAAAAAACCATATGATGGATCTACGTCTGAGGTTGTAAATGTAACTGCAAATACAATTACATTACCAAATCATTTCTTTGTAACGGGTGAAGAGGTGTCTTATGCTCACACTGACAGAAGAACAGGTGTTTCATCTGCCATAGGAATAGCATCAACATCATTCCCTGCTCTAGGAATAACAACTACATTATTACCATCATCACTTTTTGTTATCAAAAAAGGTGAAAATAAAATTCAGTTAGCAAGAACAGCTCAAGATGCTTTGAAAGAAGTTGCAGTGCCTCTTGACTTAACACATGTTGGAATAGGTACATCACATTCATTTACATCTAAAAATGCAAATACAAGAGTATTAGTTGCAATTGATAATTATCTACAATCACCAATCGCTGGAACATCTGTAACAACAACACTTGATAGGCGTATTGATAAGTCTCAAGATGTCATATTCTTTACTGGTATTACATCATTCTTTGGTGCTGATAATATTCGTGTAAGTAGTGGTAATACAAGTGAGGTGATGAAGATATTATCTGTCGGTATTGGAACGACAAATGGTATTAAAGTAAGAAGACAAAGATTAGGAACATCAATAGCTGGATTCCCAACAGGATCATTAGTTGAGAAGATAAGAGGTAATTATAACATTATTGAAAATGAAATTACATTCTCTGAGGCACCTCCCGGAAAGAACCCGATAGGATCAATAACAAACCCTCCTGATGAAAGAGATTTTGCTGGTATTACAACATCATCAAGTTTCCAAGGTAGAGTATTTACTCGATCTGGTATTGTAAATGGCACAACAGAAACTTACTCAACTAATCATCTTTATGATGATTTAACATCAGATTTCAATGGTAAAAATAGAGAGTATGCACTTACTGTAGATAAAGCACAGAAAACAGGTATCTCAACTAACAATGCTTTGATTCTTATTAATGGTATATTACAAGCACCGGGATCAAATGGCGACTTTGAGTTATCAACTGTTGGATCAGGAACAACAATAACATTTACTGGTGCTGCAAGTTCAGTGGCAAGAGATGTTAATACTGCATCAATACCTGTAGGTGGAGTGATTATATCTGTTGCATCTACAAGTGGTTTTGGATATCAACCATTAGTTTCAGCTGGTGGAACTGCTGTGGTATCACTAGCAGGAACAATTAATAGTGTAAGTATAGGTAATACAGGTTCTGGTTATAGATCAGGTATACAAACCGTATCTGTAGGTTTACAAACTGAGGGATTTGATCAATCTGGCATCACAACTATTGGTCTTGCTAATGTTACTGATGGTCATGTAACTAGCGTTGACATTACTAATCCACAATTCTTCTACAAACCAAGGGACATCTATAATGTTGGTTATTCCTCAATTACTGGTATAACAACTATAACCACCGCGTTTGCACATAATTTATCTGTTGGTAATGAAGTGGTGGTATCTGGTATTGCATTCACTTGTGACTACGCCCCAGCTGTAGGAGTTCAAAGTGCAAACTACGATAATACAACTGGTATCATGACAGTGACCACACTCGCTGCTCATGGTTTATCTACAACTGGTAAGAGTAGTGATGTAATATTAACTGGTTTGGCGTTTACATGCGGACTTGGTGCTACTGTAAATCATATCTACCCAAGAAATAGAGATCGTTTCTTTGATACTGCAATATCAGTTGCATCAACAACAGCAACAACTATAACTTTAGACGTATCTAAATCTCCTATCGGTCAGCAATACACTCATAGATTCATAGGTGCTGCAAGTAGTGCTGTAATACAGGGTGGAGATTATTCTCATACATTCCGATATGCACTTCCAAACGCAGTGACAACAGGTGTTGGAACACAATTTACACCAACAAATGCAACATATAATGCATCAACTGGTGTGTTTGTAATATCAATACCCAGTCACGGTTTATCTACAAATGATACTGTAGGTATCGGTACAAGTTCAATCGTGTTCTCATGTGAGATGGATCATTATGGAAGTGATCATCCATATCCAAGACCAACTGATCCGATAGCTGGTATACAAACCGCAATTACTGCTGTTACTACTAACACTATTACAATTAACGTAGGTAAATCTGAACTTAACTTCTACGACGTATCTGACGCGACATACGCTGCTGATACAGGTGTATTAGTCCTTACCATAGGTGCACATACATTATTACCCGGAAGGAGTATTAAAC